TTTTTTTTCTTCTTCATTCCGTATCCACCCCCCAATCAATGGACTCTGCGACTCTTTGTGCGGTGTCAATTGTTTGTTGGATACTGCTGGTTTGTTGTTTTCCATTGTTCGGTAATTCGTTTAAATAAGAATTGAACTTGCCCCCGAATAAAGTTTGAGGTCGTAAATAGTCGTCCATATCTGTGCCTTTCCATTTTGCCGTTTTCACATCAATCACATGCTTGAAATCTTCAAACGAATACTTTTCATCTAATCTATTCCTGATGGGTTTTGCGTTATCTTCGGTAGTAGGTGAAAACTTTTTACCAGCGACTTGATTCAAGTATGAGATAATTTCTTCAACTTTCTGGCTAATTAGATTTTTGTCTTCATCCGCATTTTTACTGGTCTTGACAAGTCGTGTTGATTTGGTTTTTGTAGGTTTTTGGTGAATTTCTGGCGAATTATCTCCCTGAAGTTCTTTACCCCATTGTATAATTCTATATGCTTGAGTTTTACTCACACTTCCAATTTTAGCCAATAGACTTAAAGGCACACTTTCTCCGTCTGCCATAATTTTAAGCCATATTAACTGATGTGAAGTGCTTTTAGTCACAAGCACCTTCAGGAATTCACTTGTCTTCAAGGATTGCTTCTATTGGCACTTCTAAAGTTGTTGCTATCGCTCTTGCGGTTTCGGTAAAGTAGTTGGTTATTGAACCATTGACAATTTTAGAAACTCTGTATGGTTCAATCTTGATACCAGTCTTTGCATGCACTTTTTTCTGTAAATCGCTTTGGGATAACCCTCTTTGAATTAATAACCTTTGTAGTTTCGTTGATGTGTCCATTTGTTTATTTGTTGATTCCATACCCAAAAAATCTCTTTGTCCCCGTGTGGTAAATGTTTACGATTTCCACTTTCATCTTGCTTCTGATTTTATGAATGACTGCTTTTAGGTTTTTGATTCCGTACAAAGCCTTGGCTTCATTAGAACAAATACTACCATAGACTTCGATGTGACCCAAGACAATATCCATTTGATTTACTACATGAGTCCCTTCTTTTAATTTTTCAGGTGGTTCTTCTTCGGACTTATCCGATTTGGTAATTTTTTTGATTTTAGTAACCCATAGAAACAATAAAAGAAAGGCAAGGATAGTTGCGATTAAAAGAAATAGGTAGTTGGAAGGAAGAATAGAGTGTGTCATGTTGGCAAAAATACATTATTTTTCAAAATAACAAGAGCATCACGACTTTTTATCTCCAAAATATTTCAACAAAAAGTTTCCAAGTTCCGCACCGCATGTCAAAATCAAGAAAACACTGCCCATGTTTAATCCCATAAGGTATATGTCTTGAACTTGCGGTTCTAATTTCAGAACTTCAATTTCGCAAGGGTACTTGCATAATAACGATATACCACTAATAAGAAGAATTAGAATCAACCTTTTTCTGTTTTTGCTTGCCTGATGAAACTTCAAGTAATCACCAGAGAACTTATGGTTCGCCATGTCTTTGTATTTATAATGTGCTGGAATAATAGTGCCAGCAACAAAAAACAAAAAGAAAGCAATCACGGTGTACAGATTAATGGTCATCATAACTTGTTCTTTAAGATTTTTCTTTTTTCCTCGTTCATCTTGGTGATGAACATTTTTTCTAAGGCGATTGCCACTTCCTCGGTTGGAACTTTCAAGAATCCATCGAAGTCATTGTGTACAGAATAGTTTTCAAGGATTGAAACTATGTCATCTACTAAAGTCTGCTCCATATAATTATAATTCTATTTGCTAAAAAATCAGGTTGCCATAATTCATCTTTGATTGACCCACGAACGGCAACTTGGCAATTATCGTCAATCAGTTTATCTAACTCATCGTTTCCGACAGAGCGATACTCGTGTAGGTCGGCATACAATTCTACTTGGTTCAAATTTGTGCTGGTTTCTGTAAACGCTAAATCTTGCGACTCGTAAATGAGTATTCCAGTTTCGCTATCTTCAATACCATAGTAGATACCATCGTCCTTTTGTGTCTTTTTCAAAACACCAAGTTTGTAAGAGAAGGTTTCATCCATAGGGCAAATATAAACTTTTTTCCATTATGGGTATTCTTTTATTCATTATCTTTGAAAATAATAACAATACCTTTACTTTTGCCCAGATGATAGATTTATCCATAACCACATCCCAGAGAATGGACTTGTTCGTTCAATCCATCACATCATTGAGAGAACGGATTCACAACTTTCAGCCCAAAACGATTTATCACTACGATGATAGCAGTTGCGAAGAAGAACGGGCAGAGATGCAATACTTACTCCGTCACTTGTTTAAACCCAAGAAGATGGTATCCAGATTTTACGAAAGAGAGGACTTCAAAGATGGTTATAGACATAGCCGTATCATGACGGACTGGAAATACGACATGGGATGCTCAGATTCCAAATATGTCTTTCACACAGAAGACGACTGGTTATTCATTGAAGACTTGAACATGAAAGAAATTTTGAACCAATTCAAAAATGGAAAAACCGCCATGATTGGATTGACCGAACCATTCCGAGATTTCCCTGAAGAGATTTTAAATAAAATTGAGCATACCGAGAAATACTGGAAATGGTACTTTGATAGTAACAAGTTATTACTTGAGCCTTTGTTCGTAGATGATGTGGCAAGTGAGTTGTTGTACAACGGAATTCCCAAAGTCTGGGAGAATCGACCCTCATTCAATTTGAAGCCAGCAATCTTTGACAATCGGAAATTGGTGCGTTTGCAAAATTTTTATCCAATACCACGATTGAACGGGATGATAGTTCCTTTCAAATTGGAGTTTGGATTAAGATTTGATAAAGTCTTTGAATCTTGGTTTCATAAAAAAACTTTTTGTGTAAATTTGGGTGTCGAAGAAAGTGCTTATGCAATCAACAGAAGTAATAAATAGTCATTCATTGAAAAATTCATTCATTCACCAAGTTTTCTTTACTTACTCTTGTTATTTTACAAGATAACATTAATTTTGCATTTAATATGAAAAAATTTGAAACTATGTGGCAAGTGATTCAAGAAGTGGCAATCATTCAAGAGGGTGGTTGTTGCTTTGAAGACGACACTTTATTGAATGACTTAATCCAAATGAAGCGAGAGGAGTTCCCCGATTGCACAATTAAGGTCTATCACCAATTCTGGATAACTACTCATTGTTCTTTGGCTTATGAAAAGTTTATCAAGTCGGTTGCTGAAGAAGATGGTGAAGTTTTCCCTATCAAACCAAAAGGAGATTGCTAATAAAAAAAATATGAAAAAAATAAACCTAACCCTGACCGCCATGCTGATTAGCATCTGCGCTCATGCCCAAGTGTTCATGGGCGTACCCATTTCTGGAACTACAACAGAAGTGGCGAACCAACTAAAGTTAAAAGGATTTGAATTGTCCCCAGAGTCTAATAAAAAACTGACGGTTATGACTGGCACACTCGCAGGCGAAAGTGTTGAACTGCTAATCGCAGGAACACCCAAAACTTATATGACCGCTAAATTGGTTGTCATTTATCCAAAAGAAGAAACATGGTACTCTTTGCTGGGTGATTACAACAAGGTCAAGAAAATTATTACCGAGAAATATGGCGAACCAGACCAAGGTTATGAATTCTTTAACGACCCCTATTCTTTAGGCGATGGATATGAACTACAAGCCGTTCGATTAGAAAAGTCTTTTTATCTTCAAGTATGGAATGCAAATGAAAAATTCCCAAATCAAACATTAGCCGTTCGCATTAACAAGGGCTTGTATGTAAGTTTGGTATATGAAAATGATGCAATGATGTTGCAAAAGGAAACTGAGCAAAAACAAATAGACGAATCAACTTACTAATCATGTTTGCAAAAGACCACTTAAAACCGATAGAGTTATTTGACGAGAATTCGTTCTTTTTCAAATGGTACTCCGAACTCTGGGACATTTGGGCAACCCAATTCCACCCAGAACCCGAACCTAAAGAACTACAAATCTTTTTAGATGTGATTGATGACAACTGGACTGAAGAGTTATTTAAAAAGGGTATAAGCCCTGAAGATTCAGCGCAGAAAATAAAAAGAGGAGTCAGTTTGTTTTTTAGAGCATCCAATCTCTGCTAATCTGTAAAGTGAAATGCTGATAATATGTAAAATACGGAGGTAACAAATGAAACTATACACAGAAGAACAAGTAAGGAAAATGCTTGAAGTTTGTATAGATAGTGATTTGTACGAACACATTTTAACATTTGAAGACATATTGAAAACTCAAACACCCATCGAACTACCAAGTGATGAAGGGATAAAAAAAATAATGACAAACAATAAACCACGGGAAATTAATTCACCCCTAATCAAACAACTAATCAACGATGACAAACAATAAACAACAAACGGCAGTGGAGTGGGGTGTCGAAAAATTGGCAAGTTTAACTTTTGATTATATAGCAGGTTTTATGAATAAAAGTGAATATGACGAATTATCGAAAGGGATAATCAGAGAAGCCAAAGAAATGGAAATTGCGGGAAAGGAAATGAGTTATTCCGATGGTTATGCGGAGGGTTATAAACGGGAATTGGAATTAACAAAATGGGCAATATCAAACTTAATCCCACCTCACAATGAGCAACAATAAACAAAGTATGACATACCAAGAAGCAATAGACGGAAATAACCATGGGTAACATTACGCAAATGCGAAAAGCAAAAGCAAAAGAGTTGATTGAGTTCTATTTCAACTCAAATTTAAAATCTTCTCTGGAAACCGCTAAAGAGAGTGCTAAAAAAAATGTTGATGACATGCTATCTTATTATGAAGATAAAAAACTTGATAGTGCAGTAGATTTTTGGAAGGGCGTTAAACCAGAAATAGAAAATTATGAGCAACAATAAATAAAAAACGGAGGTAGCAAGTGAAAACGACTATGAAATACCAAGTTAAGTCAATAGATTATCAAGATTGTAAAGAATGGTTTTTGAAAAAACATTATGCTAAAAGAATGCCCAGTGTTTCATTTTGTTTTGGACTATATTCTGATAAATTGGAAGGCGTTTGTAGTTATGGAAAACCTGCAAGTCCAAATTTGTGTGAAAGTATTTGTGGAGCGGAGCATAAAGAAATGGTGTATGAATTAAACAGATTAGTTGTTAACGATGGTTTGGCAAAAAACACACTATCTTATTTTGTTAGTCAAACATTAAAATTATTATCAAAAAAATTAATTATTGTTTCTTTTGCAGATGCCAATCAAGGTCATCAAGGATATATTTATCAAGCGACTAATTGGATTTATACGGGTCTGAGTAGTAATACAAGTGTGCTACAATATGCAAATGGGGACGAATTGCATTTTAGAAAATTTGGACACAATAGAAATGATAATTCCCTGAAATGTCAACTTATAAAGTTTAGAACTAACGAGAAGCAATTAGATAGGATAAAAATAGCAACATATTTAAGGAATTATAAAGGCAATTGGAAAACACCTGAATTAGATAAATTATTTGGATATAAAGACACGGTGGCTCATTGGTTTAGATTAGATAAAGGATTTAGTTTTCCAAAAGTAGACGATTGGTTCAAATTGAAAGAAATACTTCAATTTGATGAAACTTATGATATTTTAATGAATCAATATATTTTAGTCCCAGACAGACAAGAGCAAATTTATAAATTAGGATTAAAAAGCGTTGAGATATTGCCGAAGCATAGATATATTTATTTTACTGATAATAAAAAGTATTTTATGAAAAAATTAAAATATAAAATACAACCATACCCCAAAGGGGACAATAAAAGATACGATTCAAGTTACCAACCAACAACACAAACCAAATTACTATGAACTACTTGATTAAATCAATCGACTATCAAGATTGCAAAGAGTGGTTGTTAAAAAAGCACTACCTAAAACGAATGACATCAATTTCGTATGCGTTTGGTCTATTTGATAACGGATTTATTATTGGGGTTTGTACATTTGGTAATGCCATACCATTGACAATGAAACGCAGTATTTGTGGCGAATCTTTTGAACACTTGGTGTATGAGTTAAACCGATTGTGTATTGACGAAACTGCCCCAAAGAATTCAGCATCATTTTTTGTTGGTCAATGCTTGAAGCAATTACCAAAGCCCATGATTGTTGTTTCGTATGCGGACAAGTCGTTTGGGCATACTGGTTATATTTATCAAGCAACAAACTTTTTGTATCTTGGAGAAAGCCACACGCAATTAGATTGGAAAGTAAAAGGGTTGGAACACTTGCATTCACGAACCCTAATGGATGAATTCTCGTTTGAATCCAATCGCATAGAAAAATTAAAGGAGAAATATGGGGTTCGTATGTACCAGGTGCAACGCCCACCCAAAAATCGGTATGTGTATTTTATTGGAAGCAAAACACAAAAGAAACATTTCAAACATCACTTAAAAATTGAACCATTACCATACCCCAAAGGGGACAATAAAAGATATGATTCAAGTTACCAACCAACAACACAAACCAAATTACTATGAACTACTTGATTAAATCAATCGACTATCAAGATTGCAAAGAGTGGTTTTTGAAAAAACATTATGCAAAGCGCATTCCAAGTGTTTCGTATTGTTTTGGATTGTTTGATTCTATTCAATTGATTGGTGTATGTTCGATTGGCAAACCTGCATCACCATCATTGTGTGTGGGTATTTGTGGCAAAGAAAATTCACAATTTGTTTATGAATTAAATAGGTTGATTGCCGTTGACAACTTGCCAAAAAATTCACTATCTTATTTTGTAGGTGAAGTATTAAGAAAATTGCCAATGATGATTTTGGTATCATACGCTGACACCCAACAAGGACATAACGGATATATTTACCAAGCAACAAATTTTTTGTATACTGGTGCGACTCGTGAAAGAACCGATATTGGAAGCGAAGATGGAACACATTCAAGACATTATCAATTAGGAGAAACGCAAAGAAAGTTCAGAAGTTCAAAACATCGGTATGTCTATTTTGTGGGAAAAAGAAAAAAGGAGTGGATTCAAAAATTGAAGTACAAAATTAAACCTTATCCAAAAGGAGAAAACCAACGATATGATGCAAGTTACCAACCAACAACACAAACCAAATTACTTTGAACTACTTGATTAAATCAATGACATTAAAAAAAATATAACCCTAAAAAATATGAACCAAAACCTTACACCCAAAATCACTGCGTTTCTGAAATCACACCATTCAGGAAGCAGAGAATCTAACAACCATTTAATTTACGGAGAACTTTTGAAGAAAGGCAAAACTCCTTCGTACTACTTAGAAGATTTTTTTGAAAAAAATCGAATTGTAAAGACCAATGGTAAATCTACTTTAAATAGTGTTTCATCTACTTTACGAAGTTTAGAATTAGATGGACTCATTCGTAAATGCGGTCAAACCAAAGTGAACAAAACACTTTATTCAATTTATGAGGCAGTTCAGGAAATTCCGCAAATGATTATAGAAGCGAACAAAATTCAAGTTGAACAGAGAAACACATGGTTGAACTCTGGTTTTAAACATCGCTGGCTCAGTGGTGAAGAATTCAACAAACTGCAAGAGCAGGAAATCGTTTATTACATCTAATGAATTTATGATTAGTGGTTTTTTTGAGATTTTGAAGAAACCACTTTTTATTCACTTTCTTTGTTGAAAAATAATGAACAACAACACTTGTTATATGATGACTTGTTCTTATTTTTGAAAATAACATACATGATGAAAAAGACAGAGCAATTTTTTATGGTTTATAACTTAGATGAATCGACCATGTATGGTTCTTTCCCTGATAGAGAA